TCAGTCCAATTGCTTTCTCACAAACTACTGGAATAGACATCGATGATAACATATATATGTTTGGTCTAGAGTCAGATTAATGGGGTTCTTAACGAACTAAACCCGGCTGCCTCTACTGGTCAGGCTAAACTTATTAACTTGCTTGCTAGGGTTTGTCCAGATTGGATAGGCAATCAAGTTGGTGTTGCATTCGCTGGACCGAAACATGATCCTCATTGGATGGATGTTTGGTCTAATTCACCATCTTCGAGTTTTGATGGAACGGGAGCAATTTTCAGATACCCTCATTGCTTGGATGATAATAGTGAAGTTGATTACGTTACATTCAATAATGAATTTAGTGGTATGAATCAATGGTTATTCTCAGGTTGGTCTGGTGTTGCATGGAGTGGTGCGATTAAACCACTTACTACCATCGTAACTCGTCAAGGTTATGAGTTTACTGAGAATAGATTTGCTTACTACGTAGCTAGTGACGGCATTAATAACTTCTATCCAATGTGTACTGGCGCTTTAAAATTCAAACAATTCAAATATCCTGAGTCAGCTTTCTATAATTGTGGAGGCGATCTACCAGGTCAACTTGCAACACCTCACAGTTCTATGGCTATGCTTGGAATAAATGCGTTAGCTAACGCTCAAGCTACTATGCCTTGTTTACAATTCCTTTACAACATTGATAGTGTAGGTAATAAAGCTAGACTTACTGGTTTTACTAGTGATAAAGGTACTAGCAAGTCAAGACCTAGAAGAGGGAAGCGTAGATCTAAGAAAGAGGATAAAGATACTTAAATTCTAAATGGACAATAAAAGAGATGCCTCATCTATTTCTGATTCTGTTGTTAAAGAAGTTTCCCAGTACTTAGGTGCTGAATTTGACATTCAGGCTCAGGATAGGTTAGCCACGCTAATTTACAAAACAGTAAGAGGTTCAGATGAAATAATTCTGACTCCGCTAGGTATGAATACAGAACCCGACGCTCTTTTAAATGAATGGAGTGAAATATTCTACCAAAATTCGGAATTGCTAAACGACGTCCTTTTGGATATTGAAGAGACTCAGCGCGATAAATTTTCACCGCGTTCAATCCAGATCCCTTGGTCTGAGAGAAAAGATAGTGTTTACAATTACTTTGGCGAAAGTAATATCGACTTCTCAAGTCTTAATTGCACACCATCTGATAAGAGTCTGAGTTTAAGGCCCATTTCACTACAAAATGTTAGGAAGTACATTAAGACTAGCACTAACGCTGGATTGCCTTCTCTGCAAAAGAAAGCAGTTGAGTTGGATTGGACAATTGATCATTATGAAGAAATGATTAATGACTGGCCAACTATACCTTGTGTGCTATTTACGCGAACTCAAGAACAGAGGAAAACACGAGCCGTTTTCGGATACCCTCTTGTTTACGTCCTGCAGGAGATGCGGTTCTACCGTCCTGTTCTTGAATTTCAAAAGAACCTGTTTTGGCGCTCAGCGCTAAGAGGCCCAAATGCAGTTGCGTCGCATTTAACGCACATTATCGATGAGGCTAATCTTCAAGGACTGAAACTTGTCTCGATCGATTTCTCCGCTTTCGACCAATCACTAGTACAAGATATACAAATTAAAGTAGGTGAGTACTACGTTAAAATGTATCAGAGTTCTTTTGCAGAAGAAATTCGCGAATTTATTTTGCGTAAATCTGAAATACCTCTTGTTACTCCTGATGGTATTATTAGAGGTGAACATGGAGAACCCTCTGGTTCTGTATTCACTAATGAAGATGATTCAATAGCACAAATGTGTATAGCAGAGAGATCAGGTAGCATTACTAACGACCTTTTCGACTGTCAGGGTGATGATGGTGCTTACGCTATAAAAGAAGAGAATGTCAGTTCTTTTCTCACTAATTTTGAGTCATACGGATTAAAAGTGAATAAGGATAAAACAGTTGTCAGTGATAACTATTTAGTCTACTTACAGAATCTTTTCCATCCGGATTATAGGAAGGATGGAATTATAACTGGTATTTATCCTACATTTAGAGCTTTAAATAGGTTATGTTACCAGGAAAGATTTTCAAGTTTTAAGGAATTCGATTTGAAAGGAAGCGATTACTATTCACTTCGAACTCTAAGTATTTTAGAGAATTGTAAAGATCATCCTTTATTTGAGGAACTTGTTAAATTCATCATTTCTAAAGATAAATACAATCTGGAAATATCTGACAAAGGTATTGCTAACTACGTTAACTTCGTTAGCAGTACGGAAGGCTTTGTTGGAGATGTTGTTAATCAACACGGAGACGACCTTAAAGGCATTAAGTCTTGGGAATCATTCAAGTTGGTGAAACGACTTCAAGCTCG